GCCATGAGTACCTTCAAGATCGCCAAGGGCCTGCTGAACATCGGCCGTGGCTCGCTGATGGGCAATCCGAACATCCCACAGAAGGTCATTGTGGTGGGTGGCGGTGGCGGTGGCGGTGGCGGCGGTGGGCTGGATGCTGGCGACCTCGATGCCGAAGGCAAGGATGGCAAGAAAGGCAAGAAGGGTGGCCGGGCCGGCCGGGGTGGCGGTCGAAATGGCGGCGGTGGTCGAGGTTTCGGTGTGGGCTCGGCGGTCAAAGGCGCAGCGGTGGTCGCGGTGGTGGATGCCGGTTTTAAGGCCTACGACACCTATCAGAACGCCGAAACGCGGGACGAGAAGGCCGAAGGTTATGGCGCGGCCGCCGGTGGTTTGGCGGGGGCGTTGTCCGGGGCTGCGGCTGGGGCCGCGCTGGGCACGATGCTTCTGCCGGTCATTGGCACCGCTGTTGGCGGCCTGATCGGCGGTGTCCTCGGCAACATGGGCGGTGACGTCTTGGGTGGTTATCTCGGCAAGTCGGCGTTTGGTACGCCTGACGCGCTGAAGCGGATGCCGGCGGCCGGTCCGCTGATGATGGCTGCCGCCGGCAAGGACATCCCGCCGGTATTGGGCGGGATTGCCCAGTCATTCGCGCCCTCGACCACCGGGCCGTTGATGCTGACCCATCCCGGCCAAGGCGCTGGGCCCGGGGCGAGCGTCGCGGCTACGGCGGCAGCGGCGGCGCCCGTCATGCCAGCGCCGCCGGTGTCGTATGACCCGCGCGACCTGGAGTCGAAAGACGCCATGTTGCTGCCGCACTTTGCCAACAAGGTGCGCTTTCCGGGTTCTGAGCTGCGTCGACCCAAGGTCATTAAGTCGGGCTTGGAAGACCCCGCCCCGCAACCGGGTGACGCCGCGAAAGCCATGATGTTGCCACCGGCCAGTGCGGACGCGTCGGCGGGGGCGTTGGTGAAGCCGATGGCGGCGAAGGCGGAGGCGCCCAAAATCGAATCGAAGGTGGACATTCAGGCGCCGTTTTCGCTGGTGGTCAACGGCGACGTGAAGGACGCGGCGACGATCTATAACCAGCTCAAACCGTTGCTCGATCAGCACTATCGCGACATGGCCAAGCAAATGGGGAGCGCTCAGCTGTTTGACGCGCCGCACGTTTAATCAGGGGGGCATATGTCTGATCAAAACAAGACTGCATTGCAGCAGTTACAGTCGGGCTTGAAGTACCTGGCCACGGCTGGGGAAACCGGCCGGCGCAGCCTGGACGGCATGCTGGGGCCGGTGAATGGTGCGATCGGCGAAATCACCGGCGCGGCGTCCGAGCTGGAGGGCTTGCCCTTCGTCGGTCCCGCGATCGGCGCCAAGCTTCAGCGCGTCATGCGTGGGGTGAATGCGGCTCAGGCCAAGGTCGGTCAGGTGGTGGCCACCTACAACAAGGCCAGTCTGGCGTTGTCGGGGATGGATGAGCGCATGGGTACCCTCAAGGAACAGGCGGGCAAGGCGGCGGCGGCAATCAACAAAATTGCCGGCAAGGTCAGTCCGTCGTTGGCCACCATCGTGCCCACCGGGGCATTTGCCACGAATCAGACGCCGGCGCCGGAAGCGGTGAAGCCGTTCCCGCACCTGCTGATCATCCAGCCGCAAGACCCCAAGGCGCCGCCGTATTTCTTCAATCTCGACACGGCCGCGTTTGATGAGCTGCGTCGCTCGACCGAATTCCGCTGGGCCGCTCAAGAGCGCTTATCACGTCGGCCGGCGCAACAGGGCGTTGGCATGGGGGACGAAAAGATCACGCTCAAGGGCGCGATTTTCCCCGGCTTCAAGGGTGGCCTGAAGCAGCTCGATACGCTGCGCGCGCTCGGCGCCCAGCTCAAGCCGTTGACGCTGACTACGGGCTATGGCGACGCGCTCGGCACTTGGTGCCTGAAAAGTGTCGATGAAGAGCAAAGCGCGCTGATGCAAGGCGGCATCCCGCGTAAACAAGAGTTCACTCTGGAGTTTGTGCGCTATGGCGACGACATGCAGAACGTCTGACGGAGATCTGCTGGACACCATTTGCCATAACTTCTATGGCCACCTCAACGGCAGCGTGGAGGCGGTGCTGGATGCCAATCAAGGGCTGGCCGAAGAGGCGCAGCCCTATCGCGACGGCGTGCTGATCGTACTGCCGGATCTACCGGCGCCGGTTGTGGAGCAAGTCACTCTGTGGGATTGACTCAGCTCGCCGCATCCACGCAGGCCTGGCGCTCTTTGTCGTAGCTATCCATGCCATTTTCGAATTGACGGGCATTGTTGAAGATCAGTCCCTGCCACGATGACGCGGCGCTAATGCCGGCCTCATTGCACTTGTGGTACGGGGTAAACAGCACTCCGAATTTTTCACCTTCGTTCTGTAGTGCAGTCAAGTCCTGGGCCTGTTTGCGTCGCTGAACGGGATCGACCTTGCCGCTACGGATCTGCGCATAACCGCGTTCAACCACTGCGTCTAGTCGAACAATGAAGTCTTTCGCGTCGCCCGCTGTAGCGCTGGCCTTCGGCGTTGGCTGCGCGCTTTGCGTGCTGGCATTCGGCTCGCTCAAATCAATAACTCGCAGTTTTTCTGCGGCCTGGCTGGAGAGCGTTACGCCGGTGAGCAGGGCTGCGATAAAAATCCGTTTCATGGAAATCCTTACTGGTTGAGATTGAAGACCAGGATTCTATGAACGGCTGGCGGTCACGTCCACCTACTGCCTACTGATCGCGTTACGCGGGGCGACCCGTTCCCACCCTAAGCCCGCCTTGTGCGGGTTTTCTTTTGGAAGCAATCCATGACCCCTATGTTTCGTATCGTGGCCGATGGCGTCGATATCACCGGCCTGATCAATGATCGGCTGATTCAGCTCAGCACCACCGACAAGCCGGGCATGGATTCGGACACGTTCGAACTGCGCATTGATGACCGTGACGGGCTGGTGACGCTGCCCCGGCGCGGGATCGGCATCGAGATCTATCTGGGCTATGCCGAGACGGGACTGGCACGCCTGGGCCGCTACGTGGTCGATGCGGTCACGGTGTCCGGTCCGCCGGATACGATCGTGATCAAGGGCAAGGCCAGCGACATGCGCGGCAGTGGAAAGACCGTGCGTAGCGGGAGCTGGGAGGACGTGCCGCTGTCGAAAATCGTCGGTGATATCGCCGCGCGCAACGGCTGGCAGCCGGTGTGCCCGGTGTCGACCAAGGTCGCCCGGGCGGACCAGCTCAACGAATCGGATTTTAATTTCATCACACGCCTGGCTAAACAGTACGACTGCACGGCCAAGATCGCCGATGGCAAATTGTTGGTGATGCCGCGTCAGGGCGGGCAGACCGCCAGCGGCAAGGCCTTCGGTGCGATCACCCTGACGCGCCGCGACGTGAGCCGCTGGCAATTCAACCTTGAAGATCGCAACACGCACAAGTCGGTGGGGGCCAAGCACCAAGACCCTAAAACCGGAAAGCTGGTGGTCGTGTCCCTGGAGAATGACAACCTGCCGGACGGTCTGCCTTCGGTGCATACCGATCGCCATATCTACCACAACAAGACCGCCGCCGAGGCTGCTGCCAAGGCGCGCCTGGCCGCGTTCAACCGCTCGAGCGCCGGCGTGCGTTTCGAAATGGACGGCCGCACGGATCTGTTCGCCGAACGTTCGATCATTGCACAGGGCTTCAAGGGCGGCCTGGATGGCGAGTACCTGACCGACTCCGTCGAGCAGGTTTACACCCAGGCCGGCTGGTCGACCACGGTGGAGTGCAACGGCGGCAAGGCAGGTAAGGCCGGTACCAAGGGAAAGAAAAAGAAGAAGGAAGCAAAGCCGCTCAAAGTAGTGACCCTGTAAACGCGTAATTGCGCATCCCGGCCGCCGAGTGCGGTTTTTTACGTCTGGAGTTTTTATGTCCATCACGGAACATCAGCTACAACGCATCATGCCCAACGCCCGCCGCCAAGCGGGCGTTTTTGTATCCGCCCTCAATGCGGCCATGGCGCACCGGCAGATCAATACGCCGCAACGTCAGGCGGTGTTCCTGGCCCAACTGGGTCATGAGTCAGGTCAGCTGCAGTACGTCCGTGAGTTGGGGGGCGATCAGTACCTGAGTAAGTACGACACCGGGACTCTGGCCGTGAAACTGGGCAACACCCCGGAAGCGGACGGTGATGGCCAGCGCTTTCGCGGTCGTGGCCTGATCCAGATTACCGGCCATAGCAACTACCTGCGCTGCAGCTTGGCGCTGTTCGGCGACGAACGTTTGCTGCGCACCCCTGAGTTGCTCGAGCAGCCGCAATGGGCCGCTGAGTCGGCCGCATGGTTCTGGTGGGTACGCGAGCTGAATGCCCTGGCAGATCGGGATGAGTTCGAGGCGATCACCCGCAAGATCAACGGTGGACTCAACGGCCTGCAAGATCGGTTGCAGCTGTGGAAACGGGCGAGGGCAGTGCTATGCGTGTCGTCGATCTGATTCCCGCGCCGTACCGGCTGTTGGCCATTGGCTTTCTGCTGACTGCATTGGTCGGCGGATCTGCCGCGTCGGCCTGGAAGGTTCAGGATTGGCGCTACGGCCAGAAACTCGCCGAACAGGCCAGCCTGCACAAGGACGATCTGATCGCCATCAGCAACGCCGCCGCTGACCAGATGCGTGCGGCACAGGACAATCGCCTGGCCCTGGAGCAGCGGTTGTCGGCCAGTGAACAAACCCACTACAAGGAACTGAGCGATGCTCAACACAACCAGGCTCGCCTGCGTGATCGCCTTGCCACTGCTGATCTGCGGCTGTCAGTCCTACTCGACGCCACCGACGCTGCCAGTGGCAACACAGTGTCAGCCGCCACCCCAACCGGCGGCGTGGTTCATGGCCCCACAAGAGTCCAACTTGACCCAGCGCATGCTCAACGAATTATCGGCATCACCGATGCCGGCGACCACGGACTGATCGCCCTGGCGGCCTGTCAGGCCTACGCCAAAGAAGTCTCAACAGTGAAGTGAAAAAGAGCGGTCGGAGTGGATGCGTCAACATCCAATCCGACCGCCGTCCCTGCAGATTGGCCCTGCAAGTCCAGCCGAGGCTCTTACTCCGTGCACGAAGTGCGGCGAGCCTGTGGTCTGTTTATCCATTCAGTAAAGGCTTGCTTTCTAATCAGCGATACGACGCCCGGACGAGCGAAGCGCATCTCGCACCTGTAGCTCGCTGTGTCATTCCTTCCAGTAGCGGTTAGCGTTCGCTGGCATGAGCAGTAGCTTCCTTGCGGCAGGTTGTAGTGAAACCGAGCAATGAACACGCAGCCCGAAAGACCGCTTTCAAGCAGTGTGATATCCAGAAGGCAACCAAGGATATGCTCCACGAAACTAATGATGGCTAGCCCAGTTAAAAGATACTTTTTGGCCAAGCCACCATCACCGCGCAGGATGCTTATTAGCAAGTTTAGCTGCCTCTGCTATACCCATTATCAGAAACCCGAATCAAGTCGTATTGGGAGTACCCGCCGCACATCACCTGCCCTACAGAGGGAACTACCATGGCACTTTCTAGACGTGACATTCTTGTCGCAAGCAGTTTGGCCCTCGTCATCCCCCGTTTCAGCTTCGCTTCTGACCCCGACTGGGGGGCTCTCGCTCAAGAAGATACACAAGCCCCGAGCATCCCGGCTAGCTTGGCGGTGTTCGGTAATCAACCCTCCCTCAACAACGGCGTTCTAACCAGCTACATGCCGATGGGGACTGAGGCCGCAACAAGTGCTGAAGAGGCTCTAGCAAAATTAGTTTTAAAAGACATGCCTACGAACTGCACGCCCATCGAGGTCGCACTATATTTTCACGATGTTGGGCTAGGTAAGTATGGCGAGGATCGTAAACCATACAGCACAGCTTGGCCGGTTCGATGGAATCCCGTAATCGTTGAGTTCTTCAGAGCCACCAGCTTGAAACCTAGTGGTGATACAACCGCATGGTGTGCGGCGTATATGAACTACTGCCTGATGACTGCCGCAATCGGTAAAACCTTACCCTCTGGAGCGAGCCCTCGAACCCGAAGTGCCTCCGCGCTTTCTTTTAAAAATTGGGGAAGTACCACCACTAATCCGAAGCCTGGTGACATCGTGGTTTTCAAGAACGTGAAATCGCCTGGAAATGGCCATGTCGGCTTCTTTTTGGCAGATCAGGGAGACAAAGTTCTAGTCTTGGGCGGCAATCAGTTCGAGGGATCGCCAGTTCGGCATACAGTGAATCGCAAGGCTATTTTTAAGGATGGGCCTGTACTTAAACTGCACTCCTACCGCACGGAAGAACAACTTCATGCGTAGCAGGCTCATCTCGGCAACTATTGCGCTGGTGATAATGCCTGCCTTGGGGGAACCCTACAGTGAAGCTTGGTCGTCAGTCATGCAGATCCACGTGTATGGCACTCTAAAAGAAGCTGATCCAAAAACAGGGTCCGTTGACTTCCACGAGCGAGGTACTGGATTTCTGGTATCTCCGGATGGATTAGTTTTATCTGCTGGTCATAATATTCCAGACAAAGGTATTTTTGATGAGGACGGTTTTCACGTTGAAGGCTATTTTCCTGCAAAGAATGAGGACGAACTAGGTGCTATCGACCCACCCGTCCAACTTCAAGTAATCTCGGCTACCCAAAATCCGTATGACGTATCCCTTCTGCGAATTACGGAGTTGGAGACATTGAAGCCTTTTTTACGTTTATGCGATTCATACGACAAAAAAAGCAAACCTAAACCGCTTTTTGAGGTGCTGGGCTACCAAGGCGGAGATCGGCTATTGACAACAAATAGCGGTCCAGTATCGAACGGGGCTGGGCCTACTTCGAACATAGTAATCCAAGTCCCGTTAAATAAGGGTAACAGCGGAGGTCCAATATTCAACGAATTGGGCATGGTGTTTGGGATAGCCATCGGTGAAAGGCTAGTTGAAGGTGAGCGGATGCAATCATCCTCCCTCGCTGTTCCAATTGCGAAAGCAATAGCGACATTGGGCGATAACGCTAAGTCTCTCGTTGGCATTAGTTACGATCCCGATTGCACGAAGCAACTGAGCCCTCAGTTCGAAGCGGTATTAAGAAACCCAGTGCAGTTAGAGAAGGTGAGTGACATTGGTAGTGTCTCTAGTAGTGGCATTGGAGGAGGGGGGGGCGGTAATATTTTTGGTAATATTTTTGGTGGAATTTTTGGTGGGGTTTCTGGTATGGCTATTCCACATGGAGGGGTGTCTCAAAATTCGGGAACGGAATCTAGCCGCTTATTTAAAACTATCATGCCCCCGGAAGGCTACCGAGTAGTTTCAGCCGGTGGGGTTCAATTTAATGTCCCTGGCATCAGTGGAGATGTGTCAGTCCATGAAAACGGTCGCCGCGTCGTTGTTAGCGCAGTAGACATTAGGCCGGGCACTCCCGATATTGTGAATGCAAATATTCCGGTTTT